TGCAGCATCGGGCAGTGTCGCTTGTTCAGCAAGAGCCCAGGCTTGCCGTCGATCATCCGCTCGCATGGCCCGGCCAGAGCCGCGATCCTCATCTTCGGGTCTTGGGTTGGCGCGGGCTCCAGGTTGATCCCGTGTTGCGTGCGCAGCCAGTCGAAGCTGGCCGTCTCGAATATCTCATCACGCTTTCCGCCTGCTGGATCGCCCCACCCTGTTCCGGTCAGCCCTCTGGCCACATGATCCGGGAAATGCTTGACCAACGCCTCACCGACCAGCTCGCCAAATCGCTTGATCCCCATATCGAAACAAACCACCTCTCGGTGTGCCAGGAGCGGGCCGCGCGGATGCTTCTGAAACAGGAGCGCCGAGGGCTGTAGCGTGCCGCCGCCAATGTCTGCCCCGATGAACACCGGCTCGTCAGGCAGGATCGGCAGGTGATCGACGCCATGCACCTGGCCCTTGTATTGCGGGACCACGCGCCGCCCGTCCGTCACGAACGTGTAGACGCCCTGGAGATAGCTTTGGATTTCCTCCAGCGTCTTACCTGCCAGCGCGCGGCCGTAGTAGCTCCGCACCCCAAGCGGGTTCGATCCAGCATCGACGCGGGATAGCGCCACAAGGTTCTCCTGCCAAGGGTTCACGATCCAGAGCCGATCAGCAGCACGGATCACCTCAATCGGACACTCGACCCGGCGCGTCTTGCCTCGATAGTAGATCAGCACCTCGGCCGATGTGAGGCGCACGCCTTGGTAGTCTGGGAAATTCTCGTCGATGATCTCGGCACCGTTGCCACGCGGCCGCACCTCCAGGACGCCGGGCGGTTGCTGGTGGAAGTGATAACCTTCTGGCGTCTCGCGGTGGTGCCAGCCATAGAGCCAATGATCTGCGTCCGGCGGGTTGGTGTCGCCCCAGATGCCGCTCCAGGTGGTTGGCCGCTCGTTCACCCCGAACCGGCCCACGCGCTCGGTCAGCCTGGTGATAACTGATCTGGGCACCTCGCGCATCTCGTTGATGAAGGCCCCGGTCAGCTCCAAGGAGAGGAGCTTCTTCACGTCCTTTGGCTTGTCGAGCGCGATCAGGTTGACCTCGATCTCCAGGCCGGAGTTGCGCGGCTGGATCATGTGCGTAGCCGGTGATCGCCAGATGATATCCCCGAACGCATCCGAGGGATAAATCTGTTGATAGGTCACGGCCGTCGTTGATCGCAGCTCGGGCATGGTGTTTCGGATCACCGCGAACCTGGACCGGCGCTTGCCGTCGTCGCTGGGAGCTTGCTCTTGGCCTAGATCAAGGATGCGTTGAAGGCTGGGCACCGACTTGCCGGAGCCGACCGGCCCGATGATGAAGCTCGCAAAGCTGCGCTCCTGCTTGTACTTCCAGGCGACAGGCGACGTGGTGTAATCCCAGGTTGAGCTTGTCACCATAACAGGTCGTTTGGAACCTGCGTCAGCCCCATCGCGGCCAATACCGCCAGCGCGTCGTCACCAACGCAAGCGGTCAGTTTGTCAGGCATTGCGGCAACAGGCGTCAGGCTGAACACCAGCGCCGCTTGTGCGCGCCGTGCCGCATCCATGTCTATAATGTTGTCAACGTCCCACGCTGGATGAGACAGCGTTGATTGGGCTTTACTGACGAATGTGTATGACACTATGAGCGAGGCACAGGCGTAAAGGTTGCCCGCAGTGTCCAGCCAATTGAGACTGCCGTAGGTTAGGGCATCGGCGGGGCCAGACCCAAGCGCCATTGCAAAGTGATTTGCGTCAGGTCGCCAAGCGGCGGGGCAGGGGATTGTGATGCGCATATCAGTACCCCCCCGTCACTGTGACGGTCCAGCCGCGAGAGCGTAGCGTGTCGATTGCCGCCTCGCCAGTTGATGAAGGGGCCGATCCGCCCGATTGGCCAAACTCACGTGTTCCGGCTGCAATACCGGATGTGACGAGCGACACTAACACGTTGTCGATGCTGGTTTGGGTTAGTGCGGTGCCTGTAAATGCGCCGGTAAAGTCTCCGCCACTTACATTGTCGAATAGCCCTGCGGGGATTGTGGTGAGGCTTTCGCAGTCGTACCAAGCATAACCGAAATCAGTCCCCGATGAGGTATCAATCAAAGGGAAGCTCGTTAGGGCCCTGCAGTCGAGCCAAGCCCGATTGAAATTAGTCCCCGATGAGGTATCAATCAAAGGGAAGCTCGTTAGGCCAGCGCAGTCACTCCAAGCATAATTGAAATTAGTCCCCGATGAGGTATCAATCAAAGGGAAGCTCGTCAGGCTGGTGCATTTATACCAAGCTTGCTTAAAGCTGGTCCCCGATGAAGTATTGATCAAAGGGAAGCTGATAATTTCCGACCAATTTCTCCAAAAGCTACTGAAATCAGTCACAGCCCCATAGCTGGCAGTCGCGCCCTTCTCGACAAAATCAGCCTCGGTCGCAGCAGCATCCCCCGCACTCAAAGCCCCGTCGCGGATCACCTGCCCGACGAGCGCGTTGCCCGGGAAATACCGGCCGCCACTGCCGCCAATCTCATACGGACCAGCAGGAATGTTCACGCCGTAGCTTGCTGTGCCTTGGTCCGTTGCCAAAACCATCGTGCCAGTAAAACCGCCCGTTGGTACTGTCACGGTCATTCTATCGTCAACCTTGTCCAGCGTGGCGCGGGCAGGGCCAGTCTGGTATGTCGGACGCGCCGCAGCCGTGGCTTGCACCGCGTGGTTGCCGTTGCCGGAATTGTCCAGCATCAACCCAACAGGTTGTCCCGCCGTTGTGACGGGCGTGGTGCCTGCGCTATCTTGGAACAGCGTGGACAGGTCGGATGGACCGTACCATGCACCTGCAATGCCGCCAGCGAATAGGGACGCAGGGGTGAACACGCCGTCCTGGACCGTCACGCTCACGCTGTCCTGCGCGTCGGGCAAGATGCCGTTGCTTGCGACGCTGGTCAGTGTCAGGGTCGTGCCGACGGTCGTGCCCGGCGGAATTTGATACGCCCCGCCCACCATGTCGCCTGTCACATCCGTCCCGCCAAGCGCCAGCGTCGGCGTGACGGTCGGGGTCGGGGTGCCGCTGGCCGTGGCGTTGGTGATCGTGACGGTTTCGCCAGCCACAGGATCGCCGGTGATCTGCGGCGCGGAGGTGATCGTCGGCGCGAACAGGTTCGCGGGGTCAAACGCGCGGAGCTGACCAAACGGCGAAACAATGCCAAAGGGAGACGGAACCCGCAGCATTAGGAAACTGCAGCGCGCGAAACAAACACAGAGCCAGTTTCGCCACGGCTAATCATGTAAATGCGATCTGCCGTTCCTGACCCTGGGAAGCGAGAAAGCATGGCGACCGAGGCGTCCTCACCCGCTCCATTGGCGTAAGGAATACCCCTGTCTGCTTCAACTGGAGCAGCGCCATCCATACCCAGAACCTCGACGATCCCAGAGACCACAACAAACGTGCAATCTATCTCGGAAATAAGCGTCCATGTGTCGGCCGGTAAAGTGACCCAGGTGTTAAGTGCTGTTTGCGTCATGTCGGTCTCCCCTTCTAGCTGCGCGCAGCCTACATCAATCCCGCCAATTCGAAAAGCGTTCGTAAAAGCGTAAACGCACCGGCAGCGCATGACGCCGCCAGCACGATCCGCCCTATGATCCGATATCCAGTCACCGCGTCCTCCCCTTGATCGCCAGATAGTCCACGATCCGCTCGCCTTCGTTGCTTCGATCCGCAGTGATCCGCTGCGTCAGGAGGCAGAGCCCGCGTTCGTGCAATCTCATGGCAGCTTCTTTGACCGACCTCGACGCGGAACCAGCCTCGCCCCGATGATACACCACCAGGTCGCCGGGCTCCACACGGTCGAGTGCCTGGGCGATCACCGCCTCCTCGCTGCCTGGCGCGATCTTCTCGATGCGCAGCTCCTGCTTTACACGATCAGCCATATTAAACCTCCCCAAGTGGCCAGGCCAAGAACGACCCAGAGCAAAGGCCCTGACCGCGATCCGCGCCCGTAGTCCGAGAACTCACCCCGAGCGGGGCAATCCCTTCCTTGATGATTGCAGTCCGGCGGGCAATGCAAGTCACTTGCGCTCTCTGTGCTGGCCTGTGAGTGCCCTTGTGCCTTTTCGGCACCCTCCCCCCCAGAAACACCCTTCTCGGCATCCTGCGGCCGCTCCTCGCGCGGCTGTCGCTGCAAATGCTCCACGTCGAAGTCACCATTCGCGCGGTGGTGGATTTGAAAGTCATTCATCGTCGTCTCCTTCCGGTTGCCATTTCGGGATCGCTTTCAAAGCCTCCACTGCTGCTGGCGGGATCACTTTCACCTCGAAGCCGTCGCCAGTGCCGCCTTCTCGATCCTCTCGGCCGTAGCCGTGGTTCACCTCCAGGGCGAACTTGGCCCCGTTCGATGCCTCCCTGACATACAGCGCTTCTTCTGCAAATTCTGCGATCCGCATCTTGGCGCGTGCGATGATCGGGACAAATGCCGGATCACGTGGCTCGTCTCCCTTGCTATACGCCAGGAGGGTTTGCCTGGTGGTGTCCAGTGCGAGTGCCAGCCCTGCCATGGTTGGGGGAACTTGGTAATCTTCCTCGTATGGCTCGCCATCGCGGGGATAGATTTTGCGCTTGCGCGTCCTGCTTTGAAAATAGTCCTCAATCCGTTGCTCCAGCTCCTCGGGATCGGTGAAGGCGAGCTGCCCGCGCTTTGCCATCATGCCTCTCCTCGTTCTGCCAGGCGCTGCCGCAGGTGTGCGAGCGCTTCATCCCCGATGTTCTTCATGCCGCCCGACCGACCGCTATCAGCGGGCGGGGAGGGAGGGCGGCTTTGCGGACCCTCTCCCCCCTGCACCCCCCTCTCCGTGGTCTTGGTCTTATCCGTGGTCTTGGTCTTATCCTTCTCCGTTGTCTTTTCCGTTGTCTTTTCCGTTTCCGTTGTATCGCTAGGGCTATGGATAGGGGTATGCGATAGGGGTATCAGTAGGGCTTCCCCGAGACGGTCGAGCGTGTTTGCGTCGAGCCCGATTTCCTGCGATGTGAGCATGGGTTCGAGCTTCATTTCCTTGACGATATCCGCCGCCGTGCTGTCGAAGCCGCCCATCGCTTCCAGGATTTTCCCGGCCTCGGTGTGATCGCTTCGGTGTTCGCTGCGCTTGAGCCGGCTCGCTTTCTCGTTCCACTCCTCGCGGCGCTCGAACATTGCCAGGATCAGATCGCACGCGGCGCAATCCCTGACCGGAGAATGTGGCAGCGCCTGGATGATGCGAACCGGCCCGGCCAGGTGCTTGCGGCTGGAGATCGCGTTGAAGCGGAAGAAGTTTACGATCTGGATCAGCTCCTCCTCGGGATCGTATCGGATCAGGCGAGCCTCGGCCAATTCGATGAACGCGGCGCGCACCTCGTCGGCCGGAACTTTCAGCTCAAGCGCGGCCATCTCGGGCGGCAGGACGAACGCCCCGGCGCTGTTGCCGTGCGTGGTGGTGTGAAGGTAAAGATATGTGAGGCGGGCCAGGTCTGTTGTGAGCTGGCGAAAGCGCTTGCTGCGCCAGATTGAACTGGAGATGATGCCGAACTGTCTCACGGGATCACCGCCCTGACGGTTCCGGCACCGCCTCCAGGCTATCCACCAGGGCGCGGATCGCATCGCCCTTCGACTTCCAGAGGTGATAGCTCGCGCCGCTGGCACGCTTCATCTCTGTTTCGGATAGCCCGGAGCCACCGGCCAAGATGATCTTGACCGCAGCTCCCAGCACGTTGAGATCGGCGGCCATGACTGGCCCCGCGTTGTGAATGTGCATGCTCATGCCTTCGGTGCCTTCTGCTGGAACTGTTCCCGGCGCAGCGTGACCGCGCCGCCTTCGCCAATGTCCGGCGCTTCCTCTGCAAAGCGCATCGCCGTGACGCGGGACCGGCTCAATATGATCGTGAGATATGCCGCCAGGCGCTCCTCGGTGGTGTGCGTCTTGGTTGCCGCGAACTCCTCCACGATCCACCGCGCGACCCTGGGCTTTACCGGGATCGTCACCGTGAAGGATGCCGGAACCGTGGGCTGGGGTGCCAGCTCGTCCTCGGCGCGGATCATGGCGTCCGTGAGGCTGATCCCGCGCTCTGCCTTGATTTCTTGCGCTCGGGCCAGGATTTTTTCGTCTGCGTTGTCAGGCACTTGTTTACTCCTTGCTAAATGTATCGCCTATAATTGCAAAATATCTATTGCCAGCGCAAGCACGGTCTGTTTTAACCATTGTTGCAGGGCGTCGAGCCCGAGCGAAAACGGAGGTTACCAGATGCAATTTGACCTGTTCGACCAAGGCAGCGACAGCCAGCCTGGCGGGCGGCAAACTGATCTGGAGATGCTGATAAAGGAGAAAGCGATGAACACGAACGAAACACCAAGCCAAACAGCAATGACTCTGGTGATCGACACCGTGGGGGAAATCACCCTGCCGGATGGCACCACCGCACATGGCGTTGTCCTCGTTGTGCCGGTGGGCACCAGC